CTTCGAACTTGTTGAAATAACTATAATGAAAAGAAACTAGCTCTTTGAACCTTTTCTCCAGGTAACTACCTGGTTTAATTTCTCTGAAAGTGCAATCAACGTACGCTTCCAATTCGGGATCGTCACTCATTTGAGGTTTAGCAAAGAAATGATCCAAGCTTTCAATAGTTTCGCAATTGTAACGGAAGTGTCTTTCTCTAAGCTCATGAGCAGCAATTATTCTTTGAACTAACTCTCCGAAATCTATAATTTCTTGAAAATGAAGAGTTCCAGCAACTTCTTTAACGACGTGCCATTCAAGCTCATCAAAATTTATAGAACCTTCTTTAACAGTCATATGACGCCTAGACCACACATCTCCATCTCGAGTCTCTGGCGTACAGAATTCAGGTTTGATAGTTTGCACAACATCGACATGAAATCTTCTTATCAAAGCTTCGATGTTAGTGATACTTTGAACGTGAGAAAAAGATTTACAATTAGAACTAGCCAAGAAATACTTGGCTTGATAGAAGAGTTTTCCTTTATCTTCCAGAGCAGCAGCATTAAGATTGTAGGTAAACGGAGCAATAGCATGGATGACATGATTGTATTCATTACCAACCATACCAGCCACGTCCCTAGTTTGTCCAAAATCATCAGCACATTGAACAATTGTCGAAGGTTCATAACCATCAGCAAATGTGGCATCTGGAGACTTATAATGGATATATTGAGCCTGGTTTTCTTGGAAACTCTCTCTCAACTTCGGAGATAACTCCCTCTTAGCAAGACCATGAGCCAAAGCATTGAGATTAATAGATTTGTAAACTCCAGGACCTCCTCTAATAAGGACTCCTGTAGTTTCAACTCTGTCTCCTCCTGAATACGTTTTACGATAGTCAGAATAAATACCTTTAATTACAGATAAATCTTTTGTGATGAGCATACACCAATTAGACGTTTCTGAAGTGCGAGGTAAACCTTTAAAAAGTTTGTCTCCTGTTCTCACAACGTGTTCTAGAG